CGTTTGGCGTTCGAGCCGGACCCGCGCGGCCTGTAAAACAATGCCCTGGCAGAAGGGGAACAGTGGCAACCCGAAGGGGCGCCCCCGGGTCACCGAGAGCATCGCGGCGCTGCTGCGCGCGGAGCTGGCCCGGCCCTACCACGGGACGCAGACGTACAAAGAGCGGATCGCGGCCGTCGTCGTCGCCCAGGCCGCGAAGGGCAACCTCGCCGCCTTGGCGTGGCTGGTCGACCGCACCGAGGGCAAAGTGACCGACAAGGTGGAGCAGTCCGGCACGACGACCACCCGCATCCAGGTGGACTATGGCGACGGCGACGTCCGCGCGGACGATTAGCCTCACCCTGCCCCGCTACCACGGCGGGCAGCGCCGCGTCCGCCGGGAAGCCCGGCGCTTCAACGTCATCGCCTGCGGCCGGCGCTGGGGCAAGACCACCATGTGCCTGCGCCTGGTCGCGGAGACCGCCCTGGAGGGCGACCCCGCCGGCTGGTTCGCCCCCACCTACAAGCAGCTCGCGCCGGTCTGGCGGGACGTCGCCGACGCGCTCGAGCCCGTCACCGCCCGGCGGTCGGAACAGGAGAAGCGCCTCCAGCTCATCACCGGCGGGGTCGTGGACTTCTGGAGTCTCGACGAGCCGAATGCCTCCCGCGGGCGCAAGTACCGGCGCGTGGTGGTGGACGAGGCGGCCCACGTCAAGGACCTGGCCCACGCCTGGCAGCACGTCATCCGTCCCACCCTCACCGACTACGCCGGCGACGCCTTCTTCCCCTCCACCCCCTTCGGGCGCAACTTCTTCTGGCACCTCTACCAGCGGGGGAGCGCCCCCGACCACCCGGACTGGGCGTCCTGGCGCTTCCCCACCACGGACAACCCGCACATCCCGGCGGCCGACGTGGACGCCGCCCGCCTCGAGCTGCCGGAGCGGGTCTACGCCCAGGAGTACCTCGGCACCTTCCTCGAGGACTCGGGCGCGGTGTTCCGCGGGGTGACCGCGGCGGCCACCCTGGACGCGCAGCCCCCCGACCGGACGCACACCTACGTGGTGGGCGTGGACTGGGGGCGCTATCAGGACTTCACCGTCCTGTCCGTGGTCGACGCCACCACCCGCGAGCAGGTGCACCTCGACCGCTTCAACCAGCTGGACTGGGGGGTGCAGTACGCCCGCCTCAAGGCGCTGTGCGACGACTACCGGCCCGCCCTGCTGGTCGCCGAGCGCAACGCCATGGGCGACCCCGCCGCCAGCGCCCTGCGCGCCCTGGGCCTGCCTGTGTGGGACTTCGTCACCAGCAACGCCACCAAGGCCGCCGCCGTGCAGGCCCTGGCCCTGGCGCTCGAGCGCGGGGAGCTGCGCCTGCTGCGGGACGAGACGCAGACCGGCGAGCTGCTCGCCTTTGCGGCGGAGCGGCTCCCGTCCGGGCTGATCCGCTACGCGGCGCCGGAGGGCCAGCACGACGACTGCGTGGTCGCCCTCGCCCTCGCCTGGGTGGCCTGCGAGAAAGACCCCGACCGGCCCCGGACGCGGTCGTACAGCTACGCCGGGCAACCCCTCTCCCGCACCCCGTCGCCCTTCCGGGCGTGGCGGGGGCCCGGCGTCGACCCCTTCGCGGCCGGAGGCGCCCCGCCCGCCGCCAACCCGTACGCGGAGCGGCAGCGTTAGATGCCCCCCGCGAGGAGCCGCAGCGGCGCCGGTAGCGGCGGCAGTGCCGCCGACGAGGGGCAGGCCGTGCTCGACCTGCACGCCTCGCTCGAGGGCTTCTACGACGCCCAGGACGCGGACATCGACTACATTCGGGACCTGCGCCTCCAGCGGCGCCGGGTGGACCTGCCCGACGACTTCCGCCTCAACGACATGGAGATCCGCGACCCCACGATCACGGACGAGCTCGACCGGGTGGTGCCCACGTTCACCCTCAGCGAGCCGGAGCTGACGGTGACCCCCTCCCCCGAGAGCGGCGAGGCGGGCCAGAAGAACGCCACCCTGCGCGAGCAGTGGACGAAGGCGATGCTGCGTGAGGCGGGCACCCCCCGCCACGGCATGCCCACCCTGCAGGCCGCCGTGGACGCCTGCGCGGGGGACGGCGGGGCCATCACCAAGTTCGTCTTCAAGAACGACCTCTGGGCGCAGCGGTACAAGCTGCGGGAGAAGGACTTCGGGGACGACGAGGGGTACCCGCACGCGCCGGGCAGCACGTCGGGCGCCCACAAGTACGGCGAGGCCATCGAGGCGTCCAAGCGCGAGGCGGGCGTCCCGTTCAAGTGGGTGGCCTGCGACGTGCGGGGCTGCTACCCGCTCATCCGCGACGACGAGATCGTGGAGATGGTGGAGGTGCAGGAGCGCCCCCTGCACGACTGCCTGCGCCAGTACGGCCTCACCCTGACCGCCGAGGGGGAGCTGGTCAGAGGCCTGGGCGACCCCATCTCGGAGAGCGAGCGGAACGCCGGCGCGGGGGGCGGTTCGGAAGGCGCCCCGACCACGGTGCGGTTCCTCGAGCGCTGGACCGCCTCGACGTGCACCTACGTGGTGGAGGGGGGCAAGAACGCGGTGCAGGTGAAGCACTGGCGCCACGGCTACGGCCGGGTGCCGTACTTCACGGCGCTGGGGCGGATGGTCAACTGGTGGCGCAACCGGAAGGTGGGCTGGAGCGTGAGCCAGTCCAAGGCGTCGCTGGTGGAGTACATGTCGTTCCTGATGACGCTGCACGCCCAGGTGGCCTGCCGCGACGCCCTGCCCCCCATGTACGAGACCATCCCGGACGGGGCCATCCCCCTGCTGGGCGAGGACGGCAAGCCCATCCGCTCCGAGAAGTGGCAGCCGGGGCAGATCCGCATCGGGCCCCCGGGGGGCAACCTGCAGGTGCCCCAGTTCCCCACGAGCAGCGCCAACCTCGAGCGCCACATCGCCCTCATCCGCGACCAGATCACCCAGATGGACGCGCCCAAAGCGCCCAGCAACCTGGCGGACGCCGACAACGGGTTCGCCACCTCCCTGGTGATGAGCGAGGCGCGCATCAAGCAGGACCCCATCGGGCAGAGCATCGAGCGCCTGCTGGTGGAGGTGACCCGCTTCGCCTGGCACCTGGTGCGCACGAAGGTGCGGGAGCCCGTGTGGGTGCAGGCCGGGGAGGGCTCGGGCGTGGAGGGCTCGGCGCGGGGCTGGCTCTCCGCCGGCCCGGACGACCTGGGGCCGGGGGTGGGCGTGCGCTGGTCGCTCTCCAGCGAGCGCCCCAACGCCCAGCTGGTGGAGAGCCGCTACTGGCACGAGCGGGTGCGGGAGCGCACCGCCTCGCGCTGGCAGGCCATCGAGGCCATGGGCGACAACCCCGACGAGGTGGACGAGGAGATCGCCTGGGACCAGATCCGGCAATCCCCGGAGTACCTGAACCTGCTCAAGCAGCGCCTCTTCGAGAAGGTCAACCGGGGCGACATCCTCAAGCGCACCCTGGCCGAGCAGATGGCGCAGTCGGGCATGGTGCCCGGCGTCCCCGGCACGATGCCGCCGGGCGGCCCGGGCGGCCCTCCGGGCGCGGGCGGGATGCCGATGGGGATGGGGCAGCTCTCCGGTGCGCCCCCGGGCGCCCCGCCGGCGATGGGGAACGGGGTGACGCCGGACATGGGCAACCTGACGCAGGCCCCGGGGGGCGCGCAGGCGGCGCCGATGAACGGGGCGCCGGGGGTGTCCACGGGGGCCGGGCCGCCGGCCACGTCCGCCGCGCCGGGCATCCAGTCCCTGGGACGCTAACGCGATGGCGGGTAAGCAGGGGCACCTCGTCGACCGGCTCTCCGACCGCATCGCGTCGGAGGTGGAGCGCGTGTCCGACGACCTGGCGGGCAAGGTCAACGCGGAGCTGCTGGACGACCAGCACGAGCTGCCCCGGGCGCAGTTCCTCGAGCGCTGGCGGGCCAGCTGGAACGACCCGCAGTGGCGCATGCAGCAGTACCAGCGGATGGGCGCGGAGGGCTTCTACGACGCGACGATGGACGCCTTCGGCGCGCCCAAGCCGGCGCCCCTGGGGCGGCTGGCGCGCGACGGGATGACGACCATGGCCAAACAGGGGGTGGCCCAGGCGCAGGCCCCCGCCGGGGCCCCGCCGCCCGAGGAGCCCGGTCTGGCGCCGCCGGCGGCCGTGTCCCCGGCCGCGGCGCCGGCCGGGCCCGGGGGCGTCTGAGCCGTGGCCGGCGCCGTCGACCGGTGGCTGCCGCTCATCCGCGAGAAGGCGGCCAAGTACGGCCTGCCCGCCGGCGTGCTGGCCGGGCTGGTCGACTTCGAGAGCGGGGGCAACCCGGCGGTCCGGAACGGCGCCAGTGGGGCGACCGGGCTCGGGCAGGTGATGCCGCGGGAGGCCGGCTTCGCGGGGCGCCCCACGGTGCGCGAGCTGCAGGACCCCGCGACCAACCTGGAGTGGAGCGCCCGCATCCTGGCCGACGGCGTCAAGCGCTACGGGTCGGTCGAGAAGGGCCTGGCCTCCTACCTGGGGGCCATCGACGCCCGGGGGAACCTCACCGCGGCGGTGGACGCCAACGGCACGGGCGGCGCGGCCTACATCCGCAACGTCCTGCAGCGGGCGCAGCAGTACGGCGGCGGGCTGGCCCAGGCCGCCGGCGCCGCCGGGCAGGCGGTCTCGAGCGCGGCCGGGCGGGCCGGGGCGCTGATCTGGCCCGTCGCGGGCGCCCGGCCGGGCAGCAACATCACGAACCCCTTCGGCGGCCCCCAGACCAAGACGCCGGGGTACGAGCAGGTGGTGCAGTCCGCCGTCAACCACGGCCTGGACATCGGCGCCCGCCAGGGGACGCCCGTGGTGGCCCCGGCGGGGAGCACGGTCGTCTCCGTGGGGACGGGGACGAACTCCGGGTGGGGCAACAGCGTGCTGCTGCGCGACGCCCAGGGCAACGAGCACCGCCTGTCCCACCTGCGCGACGTCCCGCTGGTGAAGGCCGGCCAGCGGGTGGGGGCCGGGCAGCTGGTGGGGTACGTGGGCCAGACCGGCAACGCCACGGGCCCCCACCTGGATTACGAGTTCAAGCCCGCGGGTGGCGGGTTCGCCAACCCCCTGTCCCAGGAGTTCGCCATGGGTCCCGACGCTGGCCCGAACATGCTCACCCCCGGCGGCGGCAGCCCCGGCGCCGCTCCGGGCGCCCCCGGCGCCCCGGGCGGTCCCGGTGGCCCCGGGAAGGACGACCAGAACAAGCCGGTCGCGGAGCAGATCCGCGACGCCCTGGCGCGCATCCGCACGTCCATCGCCAGCGCCAAGTACCCCGAAGACCAGGCGAAGCTGCAGGCCACCGAGCAGGCGCTGCTGCGCGACCTGGCGGCGCTCGAGCAGGGCAAGACCGGCGAGACGGAGGCCGAGAAGAACCTCCGGAACGCCCAGGCGGACTACTACAAGACCCGGGCGGGGGCCGAGGACGCCGACCGGGAGCAGAAGGCGCGCGAGGCGGCGGACGCGAACGCCCGCGCCGCGGCCCAGAACGCCTCCGCGGAGGCCATCGGGGCGGCCCGCAACGCCACCGACCTCGAGCAGACGGGGATGACCTCGGGGGCCTCGCGCTACGGCGCGGAGCTCGCCGCCGGCGCCTCCCGCTACGGGACGGACGTCGACGCGTCGACCCAGCGCTACGGCTACGACCTGAGCGCGGCGCAGGCGGCGGCCAACCTCCAGTGGGACCAGGAGAAGACCCGCATCCTGCAGGCCTTCAACGAGAAGAAGTTCGGCTGGGAGCAGGCGGTGGCCGCGGCGACGGAGGCCAAGCAGCGCCTCGAGCTCGAGCTGACCCAGCAGCGCAACGCCATCGAGGCCGCCGGGCTGGACGTGACCCAGCGGGGCCAGGATCTCTCCTCGGAGGTCACCCAGCGCGGGCAGAACCTCGAGGCGCAGACGACCGTCCGGGGGCAGGACATCGGGCGCCTGAACCAGGCGGTCTCCTCGGGCGCGGGGCTGCTGGGCAACGCCATGCAGACGGCGGGGCAGATCGGGGCCAGCACGGGGTCGACCGCCCTGGGCGCCCTGCGCTACTACGCGCCGGCCAACGCGGGGGAGGCGTTCAACCGGGCGGGCCAGGGGCAGGCGCCCGGCCTGGGCACGGTGGGCATGCCGTTCGACCCCACGACGATCGTGCAGCAGGCGGCGGACGCGGCCTACGCCAAGTACGCCCCGCCGGGGCAGGCCCTGCTGGCCCAGGGGATGGGGCCGTCCCCCAACTTCGTGGCGCCGGGGGCCATCGCGGCGCCGGCCCGGGTGAGCAGCGGGTACGCGCCGGTGCAGCTGCCCCCCAACGTGCTGCAGCCCGGCGCGGGCGGCCAGTTCGTGGCCCCCTAGGAGAGCGACATGGAGAAGACGGCGCGTGCGTTCAGGTGGCGGGAGGGGATGGGCGCTCCGCCCGTGGCGTTGGCCGCCCTGTTCATGCGCTCGGACACGGAGACGGGCCTCCACGGGACGGCGGAGCGGGCGGCCAAGGTGTACTACGCGCAGTTGCGCCGGTACGTGCAGCTCGGCTACGTAGAGGCGTCCCCGCTCGGCCTCGAGCTCCTCGACCGGCACGGAATGAGGGTCTGAGCAATGGCACGCATCTACGGCGGCGCGTACCGCGGCCCGGACGGCATCTACCACTACGGCTACACCGACGACCTGACGGGGGAGCGGGGGGAGGACCTCTCCTTCGACCCGCCGGAGATGTTCGGCCCGGCCAACCTCAGCCAGGCGGACTACTCGTGGAAGCCTCCCGACCCCTGGCTGGGGGTGGCAGCGACCGGAGCGGGGCTGCCCCTGAACCAGCCCATCCCGGGGGGCTTCACCGCCCCCGGGGCCACACCGGCGGCGGCCCTGGCGGGCGCCACCCTGAACGGCCAGCCCATCGGCCCGGGCGCCGGGGCACCCGCACGCCCCGCGGCGGGGACGGCGCTGCCCGGGGGCGGGCGGCAGGCGTACAGCAACTGGGGGAAGGACCCGGTGGCCATCCGCCCCGAGTACGTGAGCCAGCTCGGCAACACCGCGCTCCTCCCGGGCTACCTGCAGGGCTCAGGGGAGTACAACCAGTTCCGGCTCGACCAGCCCGGACTCATCGGCGACGTGATGGGGGTGCCGACCAACCTGCGCTACGGGCTGGGGGGGACGGGCGACCCAACCACTGGCCGGGAACCGCAGACCGACGCCCGCTGGACGGGCCGGCTGGGCGCGGACTGGATGAACAAGCCGGCGGTATCCCTCGGCGGGACGCCCGCATCGGGAGGCACCAGCGGGATCGTCCCCGTCTCCCAGGGCGGCCCCTACGTGAACTACAACCTGTTCCCCGGCGGGGGCACGGGCGGCGGCGGCACGGGCGGCGGGGCGGACTCCGCCTTCTCGTGGCAGGGCAACCTCCAGGGGGAGTACGCGCCGCTGGCGACGCTGTTCGGACGCAGCGACACCGAGACCGGCATCAGCACCCCCGCCCAGAACGCGCCCGACCAGTGGTACCAGCTGCTCTACAAGGCCATCCGGAACGGGACCGTCCAGGTCAACCCGTTGGGCTGGCAGTTCCTCCAGCAGACCAAGGGCGTCACCCCGAACCAGATCGGCGGGGCGGCCCTGACGGGCAGTAACCCCGGCGCGGGGGCGTCCGCCGCCGGTGCGGGGACGGGCTTCGCGGAGGGGAGCTTCCAGAACCCCGACGTGATGAACGCCATCACCAGCGCCGCCCAGGTGGCCTACCAGCGCACCTACGCCGAGTGGCAGGCCCGGAACGGCGACGAGCAGCTGGCGCTCGCCAAGGCGAAGCAGGCCGCCGACGAGGCGTACCGCACCGCCACGCTGGCGTTCCAGCAGCAGCAGCAGCAGCAGAACGTGGGGATCCAGGCGTCCCAGCTGATGGCCTCCCTGCGGGGGCCGGCCAACGCCTTCGCCGCCGCGAACGCCCTCTACGGGCTGAACCGGACCACGGGGGTGCCCAATGCGGTGGCGGCCCTGGCCGGGGAGTACAACGTTCCGGCCTTCCAGGCCCCCCAGTCGCTGCCCCAGGCCGCGTCGCTGCAGACGCTCTCCCAGCAGCTGGGCGCCGCCGGCACGGGCAGCGGCGCGGACATGACCTCCCAGGCGCAGCAGTTCGCCGCGGGACTCCCCACGCCCAACAAGGTGGTGGGGCGTCAGTACGCGGGGCTCTCCCCGGACACCCAGCAGCTCGTGCTCGCAGGTTACGAAAGCCTCGGTTACAGCCCGGAAGACACCCTGGCCACGATCAAGGCGGGGTTGCCCCAGTTCCAGGCCCCGAAGTTCGGGGCCGTGGCCTAGAGGAGGAACGCGATGCCGGCCCGCACGGAACGTCAGCGCCGTTTCCTGGCCGCCGAGCTGGCCCGGAAGCGGGCCGGCAAGGTGACGAAGACGAAGATGAGCGCGAAGGAGCTCGAGGAGTTCGCCACCCTCAAGCGCCCCAAGCGCAAGACGGCGAAGTAGCGCCACCCGATGCCGTACGGGACGTGGGTGCCGGAGGACGAGCTCGAGCGCCCCCAGCGGGACGCCCTGCAGCAGGCCATGGAGGCCATGACGCCTCCCGGGCTGGTGCAGCAGGGGCACATGCTGCGGGAGCACCTCAGCGGGCTAGGGACGATCACCCCGGCGGCGCGGGGCGCGTCCGATCTACTGGGGCTGTTCGATCGCCTGGGCGGGATCGGTGGGCGTCCGGCTGGTCCCGGCGCCGTCGGGCCGGGCGACGTGCTCAACCCCGCCCGGCTGGCCCAGCGCGCGGGCGAGGCCCTGGCGCCCGGCATCGCCGACGCGGCGGGCCGGGCGGCCTCCGACGTGCCCGGCGCCGATCGGCTGCGCGCCGGGCTCGCGGAGCTGCAGCGCCCGGGCCCCGCCGGCGAGCTCCTCCCGGGCCTGTCGCTCGAGCCGGGGGACGTGGTCAACCCCGCCCGCCTGGCGCAGGGCGCCGCCGACATCGCCCTCAAAGGCCTGGGACGCAGCCCGCTGGGGGTGCGCGACGAGGACGTGGTGGCGCAGGGGCGGGCCGACCTGGCGGCGATGTCCCCGGCCGGGCGGGCCCTGTTCACCCGCGGGAAGACGGAGGAGGAGGCGGCCCGCACCCTGGGCTGGGGGACCCGGCTGGGGGAGGCGTGGGCCGGGACGGGACTGCGCGACGTCGGCGAGGACGCGCTGGGCGCCGCCGCCCGCGCGGCGCGCTCCGGGGCGCTCCCCGAAGGCGGCCCGCGCTCCGCGGCGACCCACCCGGAGGCGTACCCCTCTGGGACGGGCGTCGAGACGCAGGGCGCCCTGCCGGGGTTCCGGGAGCCCCCTGCGCCCGGACCCCGGTACCGCCCGCCGGGAGCCACCTACCCCGGCGAGGTGGCCCCCAGGCCCCCCCTGCGGCCCTCGGGGCCGGAGCCGGGATTCCTGGGGGGGGCGGCGGTGGACGCCGCGGACGAGGTCGCGGGGGCGGCCCGCAGCAAGTGGGGGGTGGCCGCGGACATCGCCACCTCGGCGCCGCTGCTGCGCCCCTCGTCGCTGCTGGGCAACGCCAGCGCCGGGGGGTTCCGCACGCTCCAGCGGTGGCTCCAGGAGAGCGGAGGGGCGGCGGTCGTCGACCACGCCCTGATCGAGAGCGTGGCCGACCTGGCGGGGATGGTGAGGGCGGTCCCGAGAGCGGTGCGGGAGTTCGCCCCGAGCTTCCGCCGGGGGGGCACGCCGACCACGCAGCAGGGACTCGGGGCCACCGGGCAGAGCCTGGTCACCCAGCCGGGCCGGGGGGCGCAGGTGGCCACGGCGGGCACCCGCCTGAACGTGTCCACCGACGAGTTCTGGCGGGCGGTCAACCGGGGGGGTGCCGAAGCCCGGGCGGCGGCCCGCGGCCTCACCCACCCGGACGACGTGGCCAAGCTGGCCGGGGACGCCGCCGACTTCGCGTCCTTCGCGGGCAAGTCGTCGCGCCTGGCGGACTACCTCGGCGGGTTCCGCCGGGTGCTGGAGAACCCCGACGCCAGCCCCATGGCCAAGGCGGGCGCCGCGTTCATGACGTCGCTCACGCCCTACGTGAAGACGCCCGAGCGGGTGCTGATGGCGACGGGGCAGCTCCTGGCGGACCCGGTCCTGCTCCCCCTCTCCCGCTTCGCCAAGAACGACCTCGTGCGGCGGGCGATGGAGGGCAACACCGAGGCCAAGCGGGAGGTGGCGGGGCGCCTGCTCGTCTCCGGCCTGACCTACGCGGCCGGCATCACGGCGTACGTCGGCGGCCAACTGTACGGGGATGCCCCGCAGGACCCCACGCGCCGCCGCCGGATGGAGGCGGCGGGGGCGCAGTGGAACACCGTCGCCGGCGTGCCCACCAAGCTCCTGGGCAACTTCGGGCAGGCCATGAGCGGGCTGGGGACGGCGCTGCTGGACGCGCAGATCGCCGCCGAGAAGGGCGCCGACCCGTCCGACATCGCCCGCACCTTCGTCGGATCCGCCGGCAAGTGGGCCATGGACGAAAGCTTCCTGCGGGGCCTCTCCGACCTGGCCGTGGCCAACGAGCAGGGGCGCCTCGGCACGTTCCTGGAGGAGAGCGCCGTCGACGCCGTCACCCGCCCGCTGTCCGGCGTGTCCGGGTTCGTCGACCCCTTCGACCCCTACGAGCGGGAGCGCCGCGGGACGCGGGATGCCCTGGTGGGCGCGCTCCCCGGGGGCCGCTTCGCGCTGCCCACCAAGGTCGACCCGGCGACGGGCGCCCCCCTGCGCCGGGAGGGCAGCGGGGTGGAGCGCCTGCTGCTGGGTTCCCGGGGCGTGGCCGAGTCCCCGGAGGCGCGGGAGCTGGCCCGGTTGGGCGTCACCGCCCGGGAGTTCAAGCCCCAGGACAAGCCCTACGGGAACGTGCAGACGCCGGAGGCCCGCCGGGCGCTGCAGGAGACCTTCGGGCGCACCACCCGAGACTACATCCGGGACACGATGGCCCGCCCCGACTACAAGGGCGCCACCGAGGAAGAGCAGGCGGCCACCCTGCGCCGGCAGGTGGGGCTGGCCCAGCAGCTGGCGGACATCGAGGTGGGCGATCGGGTGGCCCGCGACCCCCAGGCCCGCTTCGAGCTGGAGTGGCTGCGCACGCCCCACTACCGGGGCGTGGAGGGCACGCCCGACCGCATCGCCCGGCAGAACCTGGAGATCCGCGAGGCCAAGCAGCTGCTGTCCGAGTACCAGCAGCGCTACGGGGAGACGCCGGGTCGCTACCGCTTCTACGACGAGCACCCCGACCTGATCGACTTCGCCCGGCGCCCGGAGGTGCCGGAGCGGGCGCTGGCCGAGGAGAAGGAGGCCGTCCGCCGGCGCACCGGGGCGCCCGACGCCGGGCCCACCGGGCTGGTGGGGGCGGGGAACCGCGTCGTCCCGACGCCCGGTTTTACTGCTCCCTAGCGGCGGCCCGGGCGGCGGCCTGGGCGGCATCGCGGGCGTCCTGCTCGGCCATGATGAGCTTCCCGATCAGGAACAGGATGAGCAGGGGCATGGCCACGAGGAGCAAGGGGACCCAGAGCCCAGCCGTCGTGAGCTCCCCGACGATGCCGACCAGGATGGCCAGGCACATCGCCCCGCTCACCAGCGCTAGGAGTCCGAACAGGACCCAGCCCAACCCGCTGTAGGCCCGCAGTGCCACCCGTTTCGCACGCGCCATCCCGCCGACTCTCGCGGCCCCGCGTTGCGTCCCGGTTGACCCCCCGACCCCCTGGTGGTTGACCCCGGCGCCCGGCCCGCCCTACACTGGGCGCGGACGCGCCGGCCCTCCCCGATCGGGGGGAGCCGACCGCCCCTGGCCGTACCCAACGGGGGCCGACCCACACACCTGGGGGTCGGCCCTTCTGCGTGGTCCGGCGGGTGGGGGCGGCCGCTGCTCCCTCCACCTGGGGCGGCGCGGGAGACCGAATGGCCGACGAGCCGACATCCGAACGCCCACCCAGCACGCCCGCCCCGGCACCGGAACCGACGCCACCCGCAGAGGTGCGAGCCTCCGCCGGGCCGTCCCCGACGCCCCCGTCCACGCCGCCCGCGGAGTCGCCGACGCCCGCCCCCCCGGCCACCACCGAGGGGACACCGGACGCCGCGCCCGCAGCGCCGGACTGGCGGGAGCTCGTCGAGCGGATCGACCCGAAGGAGCTGCTCCAACACCCCCGCATCGGCGGCATCGTCGGCTCCCGGCTGGAGGCCGAGCGGCGCCGGGCGGCGCAGGAGGCGGAGGCGCACGTCCAGGCCCGGCAGCAGGACGAGCAGCTCGAGCGCCTGCGCCGGGACGACCCCCAGGCGTACGCCGAGGAGGTCGGCCGGCGCCGGGAGGAGAGCGCCCGCCAGGGGCAGGTGCTCAGCGGGATCCACGCCCGCATCGCCACCTGGGCGTCCACCCTGCCCCCGGAGGTGCAGCAGCGCGTCAGCGGGAAGACCTACCCCGGCTCCTACGAGGACGGGGTGCTGGCCTACACCCGCGAGGTGGCCGACCTGCTCACCGAGCACCGCGTCGCGGAGGTCGTCGCCCGGGAGCGCAAGCGCTGGGAGACGGACGTCCGCGCCGCCATCCGCAAGGAGGTGCTGGCGGAGCTCAACGGGGGCGAGCCCGCGCCGGACACGGCCCGGGGCGCCTCGCCCGGCGGGAACGGCTTCAAGGTGCCGACCACGCTCGAGGAGCTGCGCCGTCTCCCCTCATCGGTCTACAAGGCCCACGCGAAAGAGATCGACGCGGCCGTGCTGAGCGGCCGGATGAAGTAGGAAACCAGCGATGGCTACCGGCGTAACCGAACACATCGACGCCACCACGGCGGACGCGTTCATCGCGGAGATCTGGAGCAAGAAGGCCCAGGTGGCCCGCGAGGAGAACCTCGTCCTGGCGGAGCTGTTCAACACCGACTACCGGGAGGAGATGGCCTACGGCGACACCCTCCACGTCCCCGGCATCAGCAACCTCACCGTGCAGACCAAGAACCGCTCGGCCAACGCCGCGGTGCTCTACGAGACGGTCACGGAGGTCAACACGGACATCACGGTCAGCACCTGGGAGTACTCCGCGGTGGCCATCGAGACGGCCACCGCCCGCCAGGTGAGCCAGGACCTGCTCGACCGCTACGCGCCCAAGCAGTCCTACGCCCTGGCCGAGAGCCTCGACGCGGCGCTGGCCGCCCGCGGGGACGACTTCTCCCAGGCGGTGGGCACGCTCACCGTCGAGAACACCTACGACGAGTGGCTGCGCGCCGTGCAGTACCTGGACGACGCCAACGCCCCGCAGACGGGCCGCTTCGCCCTCATCTCGCCGGCGGCCAAGGCGGGCGTGATGAAGCTGGACGCCTTCGTCAACGCGGACTACAGCAAGCTCAACGCCGACTTCTCCCCCGCCCGCAAGGAGAGCCTGCTCGGCTCCTGGATGGGCATCCCCTTCTACTTCTCCACGAACGTGGAGGGGACCAACGCCGCCGGGCACGACAACATCCTGGCCCAGCGCGAGGCGGTCGCCCTGGTGGCCCAGATGCGCCCCACCACGCACACCATGTTCGACATCGACTACCTCGCCCGGAAGGTGGTCGTGGAGCAGCTGTACGGCCTCGCGGAGATGCGCGACGACCACGGCGTCTGGGTCCGTGGGGCCTAGCCGGGAAGCGAGAGGGACAGCAACCATGCCAGCGCGCAAGAGCGACAACGGCGACACCGGCTCGCCACTCGAGAGCCCCATCTCCCCGGCGGTCGAGAAGGCCGGCGTGACCCCCACCAAACCGGGCGAGATCGTGCCTCCCGCCCCGGAGAGCGTGCCCGGGGCGAAGACCGGCACCCCGGCCGAGAACGCCCCCGATCCGCTGCGGGGCATCGTGGCGCCGCCGGCGGATCGGGACGCCAAGGACACGACCCCCGACGCCCACGCCGACCCGCCCCCCGGCGAGGGGCTGACCCCGGAGGACGAGCTGCGCGAGGAGCACATCCGGCGCAAGATGGCCTCCCAGGGGGGCACGCCGGAGGAGCTGGTGCGCGGGCGCCTCGAGACGGCCCAGGCCCACCTCGACACCCTCCAGGAGGACACCCGCGCCCGGCTGGCGAAGCAGATGCAGCTCGCGCCGGAGGAGGTCGACCGGGTGCGGCTCATGCCCGTCGACCTGAACGCCCCGCCCATCCTGGGCCACAAGCTCGCCTCCCACGACGAGCACCGCCTCGCGTCGGACGACGACCGCTCCGGGGTGGACAAGGTGCGCGCCGCCGTCCTGGAGGCGAGGTACCCGGTGACCGTGACGCAGGCGGAGTTCGAGGAGGCCCTCACGTCGGACGGCTTCACCGACGACAACCGCATGGAGGCGCGCCAGATGGCCCGCCGCAACGACATCTACCTCCGGGGCCGCTAGCCGATGGCGACCGGCACCGCACCCGCACGCCCCCCCACGGCCCCCGCGGCCACGCCGCCGGCGCCCGACCTGACCCAGATCGAGGCCCTCCTGCGCGACCTGACGGGCAAGATGGACCGCCTGCAGGCCGAGAACGCCGCGCTGAAGGCCGAGGTGGGGCAGGCCCGCGCGGCGCAGCCCCGCATCACCGAGCGGGCGGCGGACGACCCGCACAACGTGGCCGGGCGCCGGGCGGCCTTCGCCGGGCTCAAGAAGGGCGAGGCGCGCAGCGGCGTCGAGCAGCTCCCGGTGGACGCCCACGGCAAGCGCATCCCCGACGTCATGCTCGACCAGTTCGGCCCCCGCTACGGGCCGGGCGACGGCTTCCGCCTGCGGCGGGACGTGCGCCGGGACGGCTTCAAGGAGGGCGACACCTGGGGCAGCGTGCTCGAGCGCCTGGGCTGCGACGGCGCGGGGATCATCCTGCGCCAGCAGTACCTCACCAAGCTGGGGGAGTGGAAGTACGTGGGCCACGTCCCCGGCCTCACCCGGCGCGAGCGGGGCGACGGCTTCTATGAGCACGAGATCGAGCCCGCCTAGCCCCTCCTCGACGTCCGAGGAGGCGCCCGCACGCGGGCAGGACCCCGGCCAGTTCTACGGGCGCCCGCGCCGGCGCCTGGCCGCCACGCTTGCGGGCCTGCAGCGGAAGTACGCCGAGGCGCGGGCGCGCCACCCCCGCAAGCTGAGCGGCACCTTCGTCGCCCCGGTCGACCTGCCCGCGGAGGCGTTCCGGACGCTGCGCCTGAAGAAGGTGCAGACCTTCGTCGACGCCCAGCAGCGGATGGGCTGGCGCCTCTTCCACGACCGCACGCACCCCATCCTGCTCGAGCGCGGGGCCTGCCCCGCCTACGACCTCCGCGACGGGTGCTACCGGGAGGGGTTCCGGGAGTACGTCGTCTCGGCGTGGTTCACCTTCCCGAACCCCGAACCGCTGCGCATCGAGTTGCCGGCCTGGTTCGCCCTCCCCGGGCGCGCCACGGCGGGTGACCCGCGAAAGGGTTGACCCGATGGCCTACGCGAACCTGCAGGTCCTGAGCAAGATCTACTCCCCCGCCGTGGTCGGTGCGGGCGAGACGGCCGCCGTCTTCGCGGTGAAGAAGGGCACCCGCGTCTGGGCCGCCGGGATGCAGTGCCTGGTCGCCTCCGCGGCCGGGGACAGCACGCTGGCCGTGGGGGACGGCACCGCCACCGCCGGCTTCATCGCCGCGGCCCCCCTGGTGTCGACCGCCGCCGGGACCATCGTCCCCGGGCTGGGCACCCTGTTCAACCAGAGCGGGGGCAAGCTGTACACCGTCGACGACACGGTGGACGCCCTCTACGCGGGCACCACCTTCGGGACGACGCTGCCCCGCTACCGCGTCTGGATCGTCGTCTCCCGCGAGAGCCCCGGCCCCGGCCCGGTCTAGGGAGAGGAGGCAGCTCCCACGATGCCAGTCTCCTCGCGCTTCGACACCCTGCACAGCGCCGCCACGGGCACCGTCCCCGGCAAGGTCTACCGGGGCGACGGCTTCCGCACGGTGGTGATGCAGGCCAGCGGGATCGGCACCGCCACCATCACCTTCGAGGTGTCCGTCGACAACAACACCTGGGTGGGCATCCTCGCCGCGTCCCCCGTCACGGGGACCGGCGCCCTGACGCTGACCGCCAGCGGCGCCGTGAGCATGGCCGCCTGGCCGTACATGCGGGCCCGCATCTCGGCCTGGACCAGCGGGGCAATCACGGTCGTGGCCGCGGGGATGCCGTGACCGGAGGCGCGCGCGCCTCCGGACGCTTGACCGTGGTGGCGCCCCTCGGGCGGGGCGGCGCGCTGGTGCCGGTCGCCGGCGCCGCCGTCCGCGTGTACCTGCCGGGCACGACCACGCCCTACGGCGGCGCCCTGTACGGGGACGCCCTCGCGCGCGCGCCCCTCACCTTCCCGGTGGCCACCGACGCCCGCGGCGAGCTCGAGCTGTGGGGCCCCTCCGGGGCCCGTCTGGAGGCGCTCTGCGCGGCCCCGGGGTACGCCCCCCGGCGCGTCCCGCTCGAGCTGCTGGAACTCGGGGACGTGCCCCCGCCGGCGCTCCCGGCGCCGGGCTTCCGCGAGCCACCGGCGGCGTCGGCGCCCAAGGCGCCCGGTGCCGAAGGCCGGGCCGCGGACTACACCCGGGCGGTCGGGCAAACGACCGTCTTCGGCGCCCCGTATGGTTCGGGGCAGGGCGCCGTCCCCCTGAGCGGGGTAGCGGTGCGGGCCTACACCCCGGGCACGGAGACGCCCTGGCCCGAGCCCCTGTACGGCGAGCCGGGGGCCACCGCGCCGCTGGGCTTCCCGGTGAGCACCGACGCCAGCGGGCAACTCGCGCTGTGGGCGGACGCGCCGGCCCGGGTGGAGCTGCGCTACCAGGCGGTGGGGTACGAGGCCGAGCGGACGCTGCTCGACCTGGAGCCGCCGCCTGGGGCCGCCGGCGGTGCGGGGCCGCCCGGACCCGCCGGGCCACCAGGCCCGCAAGGGGAGCCGGGCGAAGACGGGCCCCCTGGGGCGCCCGGAGCGCCGGGACCTGCGGGCGCGACCGGCCCGGCGGGGGCCGACGGCGCGCCCGGCGCGCAAGGTCTCCAGGGCCCCGCCGGCGCGGCCGGTACGGCGGGCGCGCAAGGCCCAGCGGGTCCGGGGGTGCCTGCCGGGGGCGCCACCAGCCAGGTGCTGACCAAGACCAGCGCGACCGACTACGCCACGGCGTGGCAGCCGTTCACCGGGCTCACCCAAGCCGCCGCCGACCTGCGCTACGAACCGATCGACACGATGTACACCAAAGCCGAGAGCGACGCGAAGTACGCCCTGGCGAGCGCGCTGACGGCGGCGCTGGCGCGGATCACCACCCTGGAGGGCCAGGTGGCGACCCTGAACACCCGGATGGCCGGGCACACCCACACCACGGGGACGCACGGCGCCATGGGCGGCGCGGCCGTGCTGCCCTGACCGCGGGGAGCGAGCGAGCGTGACCACCGTCGTCCTGCTGCCCGAGGCCCCCGCCCCCCCGCCCCCGGGGGTGGCCGCGCCGTCCACGCTGGGCGCCTACCGGCGCGGGCGGGGGCGGGGGCGGGGGGGCGGCGTGCC